CGCTGACGTGCCCTTCATCGAGATCAAGACCCTCGACGACATGCGCGAGGCCTACGCCTGGCTGGCGCAATCCAGCGAGAGCAAGCAGTTCCAGAGCGTCGCTCTCGACAGTATCAGCGAGATCGCCGAGGTCGTCCTCGGTGCGGAGAAGCGAGCGACCAAGGACCCGCGCCAAGCGTATGGCGCGATGCAGGACACCATGGCGGAGATGATCCGGACCTTCCGCGACATGCCGGGAAGGCATGTGTACTTCACGGCCAAGCTGGAGAAGAGCCAGGACGAGATGGGAAGGATGTTGTACGCCCCATCCATGCCGGGCAATAAGACCGGGCAGGCGTTGCCGTACTTCTTCGACGAGGTGCTGGCACTCCGCGTCGAGCGCGATGCGGAAGGCGTCAGCCAGCGGGCGCTCATGTGCGACAGCGACGGCCTGTGGGTCGCCAAGGACCGGAGCGGAAAGCTCGACACGTGGGAAGCGCCGGACCTCGGCGCGATCATTCGGAAAATTGGAGGTGGGCAATGAGCCTGTACGAGGACTGGCTGACTGCCAAAAGCGAGGAAGCAGCGGCGGTTGCACGCCGCCGCGACATTGAGGATCAGCTCATCGACGCGCTCCGCGTTGACACCACGAGCGAAGGGAGCACGACCAGCAAGGTCGACGGCTTTAAGGTCCGCGTGACCACGAAGCTGAACCGCAAGGTCGATGGCGACCTGCTGCAAGAGATCGCCGCCGAACACGGCCTGAGCCAGCACCTGCCGGACCTGTTCCGGTGGAAGCCCGAAGTCAGCATCAAGGCGTGGAAGAACGCCGACGAGTCCATCACGCGCCCGCTGTTGGGCGCAATCACCACGACGCCGGGACGGCCCGGTTTTCAGATCACCCGAGAGGAGGATTGAGCAATGGCATTTTTGGGACAGACCTACGCAGCAGCCGACCTGCCAGAATCGACATCCAGCGAGCCGATACCGGCTGGCTGGTACACCGCCAGCATTACCGAGGCCAGCATTCAGGACACGAAGGCCGGTACTGGCCAGTACATCAAGGTCAGGTACGACATCACCGGCCCGAGCCACGAGGGACGGGTGGTGTTCGGCAACCTCAACATAAGCAATCCGAACCCGAAGGCCGAGGAGATCGGTCGGCAGCAGTTGGGTCAATTGATGCGGGCAATTGGTCTGACTGAAGTCAGCGACACGGATCAACTGATTGGCGGGCAGTGCGGAATCAAGGTCGCCATCCGCGAGGACGAGAGCGGACGCTACAGCCCGCAGAACGAGGTCAAGGCTTGGAAGAGTATGACAGGCTCTGCGCCGCCTGCACCGAAGCCAGCGGCACCCGCACCAGCCGCACCGGCTGGCATCTCGACCAGCGCACCGCCATGGGCCAAACGCTGAGACCAACGGGCACCCTTCGGGGTGCCCTTTCAGGAGGAAGGCATGAAAATACCAGCAGCACGTGAAGCCATCGCCGCCGCCATTGACGCGGCGCACGAGGCGAAGGCAGAACCACCGCGCCCGCACATGGGCGCATCCACCCTTGGCCACCACTGCGACAGGTGGCTGTGGCTGTCGTTCCGCTGGGCAGTCCAGCCCGAGTTCCCCGGCCGCATCCGGCGGCTGTTCCGGCGTGGTCAGCGCGAAGAGGAAACGGTGATCGATGACCTTCGCGCCATTGGCTGTGAGATCAGCCAAGACGAGAGCCAGCAGCACCGCGTCGTCTTCGGATCGCATGTCAGCGGATCCATCGACGGCATCATTGAGTCCGGCCTGCCCGGTGCGGAAAACACCCGGCACGTGCTGGAGATTAAGACGCACAGCCGGAAGTCGTTCGATGCGCTGAAAGACGGTGTGGAGAAAGCCAAGCCCGAGCATTGGGCGCAGATGCAGGTCTACATGCGCGGCACCGGCATCGAGCGTGCGCTGTACGTGGCGGTCTGCAAGGACGATGACCGATACCACATCGAGCGTATCGCTTACGATGCAGACGCCGCCGAGGCGATTGTGGAGCGCGGCCAGCGGCTGGCGCTCAGCGAGCGGATGCCAGAGCCGTGTCCAGGCGGATCGCCAGACTGGTACCAGTGCCGCTTCTGCGACGCGCACGATTTCTGCTGGGACACCCGCACCACGATCCACGTCAACTGCCGGACGTGCGCTCACGTCACGCCGCTGGCAGATTCGACGTGGCATTGCGCCCGTCACGATGCAGGCGGCATTCCAGTCGAGTTCCAGCGCGATGGCTGCGACTGCCACGTGCTGCACCCGGACCTTGTGCCGTGGCCGCTGCGCGATAGCAGCAATCCACACGTGGCTGTCTACGAGATCGAAGGCAAGCCAGTGCAAAACGGCGAGCCGGATGCACACGTGTTCGGCAGCAAGGAGATACTTGCGAATCCCAAGGCCTGCGCCAATGCGGATGACCTCGACCGTGACATCCGCGCTACGTTTGGCGCAAGGGTGGTGCGGTGATGCTCCGCGACTACCAGCAACGCGCCATCGACATGGTGTATCAGTGGATGCGCCGTCACGACGGTCATCCCTGCCTGGTGCTACCGACCGGCGCAGGGAAGAGCCACGTCGTCGCCGCCATCTGCAAAGACGCGCTTCAGAACTGGCCGGAGACGCGGGTGTTGATGCTCACGCACGTCAAGGAGCTGATCGAGCAGAACGCGGAGAAGATGCGCCAGCACTGGCCGCTCGCACCGCTCGGCATTTGCTCCGCCAGCATTGGCAAGAAAGAGTTGGGCTATCAGATCACATTTGCTGGCATCCAGAGCGTGCGGACGAAGGCGCAGAAGATCGGCCACATTGATCTAGTCATCATTGACGAGTGCCACCTGGTCAGCCACCGGGCGGAAGGCGGGTACCGCCAACTGCTGGCGGAACTGGCACAGATCAACCCGGCGCTCCGTGTGATCGGCCTGACCGCCACACCGTACAGGCTCGGGCACGGCTACATCATCGGTGACGATGCGCTGTTTGATGGGCTAGTGGAACCGGTCGGCGTGCTGGAGTTGATCGAGCGTGGGTTCCTCGCGCCGCTGCGGTCCAAGGTTACAGCGCACCGTATTGACGCTAGCGACGTGAAGAAGCGCGGCGGTGAGTACGTCGAGCGCGAGTTGGCGGAGACGGTGGACACGCACCACCACAACACGAGCGTGGTGGAAGAAGTGATCACTCTCGCCGGTGATCGGAAGGCCTGGCTGTTCTTCTGCGTAGGCGTTGAACACGCGCAGCACGTGGCCGAGTGCCTGCGCCTGCAAGGCATCAGCGCGGAGTGCGTGACCGGCGAGACGCCGAAGCGCGAGCGCGAGCGGATCATTGATGACTACCGGGCAGGACGCATCCGCGCACTGACGAACGCTAACGTCCTGACCACCGGGTTTGACTATCCCGACATCGACCTGATCGCCCTACTGCGACCGACTGAATCACCAACCCTATACGTGCAGATGGTTGGTCGTGGCCTGCGTCCGAAGAGCCGCACCGATCATTGCTTGGTGCTGGATTTCGTCGGTCTGGTGCAGCGGCATGGTCCGATTACCGATGTGACGCCGCCAGAGAAGGCCGGAGACGGCACCGGCGATGCGCCCGTCAAGACCTGCCCCGATTGCGCCGAGATCGTCCACACCAGCGTGAAGCAGTGCCCGGCCTGCGGATTCCTGTTCCCGGCCAGCGAACCGCCACGGTGGAAGCTGCGCGACCAGGACATCATGGGAGACCAGCCGGAGACGATGCGCGTCACGTCGTGGCGCTGGCGTGTTCACACCAGCAGAAACAGCGGGAAGGAGATGCTCCGCGTCACCTACTACGGATCGCTGGCTGATCCACCAGTGAATGAGTATCTCGGTATCGCGCACGGCGGCACAGCGCAGGAGATCGCCGTCAAACGCCTTTTCACGCTGGCTAGGGACGGTGGTATGGATACGATCAATCTAACGCAGGAGAACACGCTGTCTGGCGTCGCAGATGCGATGCAGAGCGTCCCGCCGCCGTCGGAGATCGACTACAAGAGGGAAGGTAAATGGCACCGCGTCGTCGAAGCCCGCTGGCCGCTCGCCGAACCAGCGTGATCCCATCCGAACACATCGAGCAGCGCGAGTTCGTCAGCGCGTTCCGCAAGCGCCATCCCGACGTCCGCATCTTCGCTATTCCGAACGGCGAGGCCCGCAGCCGCACCACGGGCGCAAGGCTGAAGGCGGAAGGCGTCAGCGCCGGTGTGCCCGACCTGTTCATCCCCGCCTGGCTGGTCTGGATCGAGATGAAACGCCAGCGCGGCGGTGCGGTGTCGCCAGCGCAGCGCGACTGGCACAGCTACCTGAAGAGCCTTGGGCACACGGTGATTGTGGCGCGTGGGCAGGAGGAGGCTTGGCGGATGCTGGGAGATAGGTAAAAACTTGTCCCTAGGGGTTGACGTGCCTACCTACTGCTGTAGAATGGGAACCGTAGACCACGCAACCCGGAGGCAGCCATGTACCACACC